GGTTGGCAATGCATTGAAGGAACCGATTGAAAAGGCAAAGAACAAGGTAAAAGGAATCCTCGACAAAATCAAGGGATTCTTCCCGCTGTCGATTGGAAATATCTTTTCAAATTTAAGATTGCCGCACATCAGCGTTTCGGGTGGCTCTCCGCCATTTGGAATTGGTGGCAAAGGCTCGCTCCCGCACTTCAGCGTGCAGTGGTACGCAAAGGGCGCCGTGTTCGATAATCCATCTATTGTTGGTATTGGTGAGGCGGGTCGCGAGGCGGTTGTCCCGCTGACAGGTAACGCCATGAAGCCGTTTGCGGAAGCAATCTCGGAAAATATCGGATCAGGCGGAACAACAAACAATTTCTATATCACTGTTGACGGCTCTGAAGCTCCAGAAGATTACGCGCACCGGCTGATGCGAGAATTGCAGTTAATTACGAGGACGGCATAATATGGCTAAATCTAAATCAGACCCCAAACCAGTTAGAAAAACTCATAAAACAGAAAAGCCAACCAATTTGTCGATCACAAGGAGCAATGGATCATTTACGGCGTCCTGGAAGCATGGCGACAGCAATTACAGTTCCGGACAGCAGTTGCAGTATCAGGTCAATGGCGGTAAATGGACAGATGTATCTATTGGAACAGGCACAAAGGAAAAGACATTCCTGACGGTCAATTTTGCGAATTATTGGCCATACACATATGCAAAACTTACCAGTGTTGGTATACGTGTCAGAGGCATCAGAAGTCCGTGGAGAAAAACAACCACAAAGAAGATCACCATGTACGAAACATCATGGTCAGACTGGTCTTATTCCACATATTGGTTTGGAGCTCCTGCCGCTCCAAGTATTTCCGCCACACCTGACGAAAACCTCGAAAACGTATGCACATTTGCATGGAGTGCCGCCAATCCGTCAGACACGGGTTATCAGATGTCCTATATCGAATGGCAGTCAGTTTTACTTCGTGATTCAGCAGAAGTGGACGGTGCAAGAGCATTTGGAGTGTATGCTGTTCAGCGGTTAAGCGGAACGACTGGAGCGTCAGGAAGTTGGGCAACACCAGAAACATACACTCCGAGCGGCTCCACAGGATATACTCGATGGTTTGCTGTTCGATCCCGTGGATGTGCCGGTGATTCTGGTTGGAGTTATGCGAAATGTGTTTATGCTATTCCGTATGCATCAACCATGAAATCGGCAACTGCAAGCATTGGATCGTATGGTGGATATACCGTAAATGCTTCATGGGATTCACCATCAAGCAACGCACATCCGATTGAAAAAACAGAGGTTCTGTACTCAATCGTAACACCAAATGCGGGCATGGTCTGTCCGGATGACGCAAGTTTCACATCGGTAAAAACACAGGGTGATACATGGGCGGTTGATTCGGCATCATTCTCAATCGATACAACGGTTGGCTTTGATAAGTGTTTATTTGTCCGCGTTGACAATCATTGGCGGAAGTTCCCGTCATACGGCACGCCATACCTTGTAAGTGGCGGTATTGGAGCACTGACAGCACCAACCATCACATCGATCGAATCTGACGCCGTGACACATCAGGTTACGGTTGAAGCAAACAACGGTTCCTCTGTTCCGGATTCCTTCTTGGTCATCCGAATCTATACAAACGATGATCCTGACGGAAAAGACATTGGAGTAATTCCGCACGGCGAAACAACAGTCAATGTGCAGTGCCCGGACTGGGGTTCCGGCGAGGGTGTGGCATTCGGCGTTTATGCTGTTGTTGGAAGTTATTCACCGAGCACTCCAAAAACAGGCGGAGCGGTTACCTATTACGCAATCACAAAGCGAATGCAGTCGGAAGTTGTAAAGCGTGGCGGAGTTGTTCCGATCGCACCGACCAACGTTGCAGTATCCCCGACAGACATCTCTGGAACGGTTCGTGTGACATTCGACTGGACATGGTCACAGGCCAACGGCGCCGAAATCTCATGGGCGAATCACGAAGATGCATGGGAATCAACAGATGAGCCTGATACATACGAAATCAGCAGCATTCGAGCGTCCGCCTGGAACATTAGCGGATTGGAGCCGGGCATGGTGTGGTATGTCAGGGTTCGACTGTTTGCGGGCACTGGTGAAAACAAGAACTATGGTGCATATTCGCCGATCATTCCGATTGATCTTGCGTCAGCACCATCCATTCCAACACTAGACTTGCAACCGCCTGTTATTACAGAGGATGGCGTTGTAACAGCTTCGTGGGCGTACTCGACAGGCGATGGAACGCCTCAGGCCTATGCGGAAATCGCAGAAGTCACAGAGGTTGAAGGCCAGAATGTATATACACCAATCGCATCTGTTCAGACGGCTCAGCACGCTGATATTCCGGCGCATGATGAGATCAGGACATGGTCTTATGGAGAAACGCACACGCTCGTTGTTCGAGTTGTATCTGCCTCCGGAAGGGCTTCAGATGATTGGAGCAATCCTGTTTCCGTATACATTGCGGAACCGCTGACAGCGGAAATTACACAGACATCATTGATTGAAGAAACCATCACGACGGACGGCGTGTCGAGAGTGGTTAAATCTCTGAAAGCAATGCCGCTGTCGGTCACTGTCGAAGGCGCCGGAACCAGCGGGACCACAAACGTCATGATTGTCCGATCTGGAGACTATCGGGCGAAAAGACCGGATGAAACAGAGTTCAACGGATATGATGGCGAAACCATTGCACTGTGGTCACAGGTCGGTGAGGCTCAGATCATATTCAATCAGGGCGCTCCGGAGATCATCGGGCATCTGGATGACGAAGGCAAATATCTGCTGATCGCAACCGTTCAGGATAGTCTTGGACAGTCAGCAGAGGCAACTATTCCGTTTGAGGTGCACTGGACACATCAGGCAATTGTACCGTCTGCAACAGTTGAAATGTCGGAAGATGAAAACATCGCAATTCTGACGCCAGTTGCTCCGGAAGGCACTGTAACAGGTGATGTGTGTGACATCTACAGACTAAGTGCCGACAGACCTGAGCTAATCTATCAGGGTGCTGCATGGGGCACACAGTATGTTGATCCATTCCCGACCATCGGCGAACACGGCGGACACAGATTTGTATTCCGCACAGCTGATGGAGACTATGCGACAGAAACCGGATTTGCGTGGGTTGACACTGATGAAGAACAGGACGACATATTCGAAAGTGATTACAATATTATAAATTTCGGTGACGGTGTTGTTTATTTGCAGTACGACATCGACATCTCCAACAGTTGGAGCAAAGACTTCAAGGAGACCAAGTATCTCGGAGGATCAGTACAAGGCGACTGGAACCCGGCTGTGTCCAGAACATCCAGTGTGAGTTCGGTTGTTGTTCTGTCGGAAGACCCCGAGCTGATCGAGTCGCTCAGACGGCTTGCAACATACTCCGGTGTCTGCCACGTCCGCACAAAGGACGGTTCGAGTTATTCCGCTGACGTTCAGGTTTCGGAAGATTACAAGGTCTCAAACGGTCACAAGCTGGCAAGCTTTTCATTGAAGATCACTAGAGTTGACGCAGAGACGCCTGATGGCATGACACTGGCCGAATGGAGGCGAGGACAGGAGGAGGCATGATAAATGAACTGGTCAAAAGGTTATAGTGCCACCTACTACGCAAAGCGGGTTGATCCTGACACATGGAGAGACTTGGAAACGATAGAGTTGACGGGCGGTTCAATTAAACGTGAGCCGTCCGGACTCCGTGAATCTGCTGATGTGGACTGCGTCAATTACAACACAGGCATCGAGCAATGGGTTCGTGTCTATCTGGATACAAGACAGGATGACGGCAGCGCATCACATACTGCACTGTTCACAGGTCTTGCAACATCTCCGGAGGCGGAGATCAGCGGAATTGTCCGAAACAATCAGCTGTCATGTTATTCGGTTTTGAAACCGGCGGACGATATATATCTGCTTCGCGGTTGGTTTGCTCCGGCCGGATCGAGAGGCGGGGACATCATAAAACAGTTGTTGGAAGTCACGCCGGCACCTGTTGAGATTGCGGAAGGTTCTCCAAGATTGTCAGCGTCAATCGTTGCGGAGGACAATGAAACCCGCATGACGATGGTTGATAAAGTGCTTGATGCTATTGATTGGCGGATCAAGATCAGCGGATCAGGGCGGATCAGAATCGAGCCAAAGCCGATCGAGGCGGCTGCATCGTTTGATCCGATCGAGAACGATGTGATTGAGACCCAGGTCAAGATCAGCGCCGACTGGTATTCATGCCCGAATGTGTATATGGCAATTAACGAGGACATGACCGGCATTGCAAGGGATGATTCGATTTTGAGCCCACTGTCAGTGGTCAATCGTGGCCGTGAGGTCTGGCTTGTTGATGACAATGTGGAGCTGTCCGAAAATGAGTCGATTTCACGGTATGCTCAGAGGAAGCTGCTGGAAGCCCAGAAGGTGCAAAAGACGGCTGAGTATGATAGACGGTATTTCCCTGACATTTCTCCAGGTGATCTCGTGCAGATGCATTATCCGACACAGGGCCTGGAAGGGTTGTACACAATTGATTCGCAATCAATTGATCTTGGATACGGCGCAAGAACATCTGAAAAAATCAGCACATATATCACGGCGGAATCGCTCAAGGATCGAAGCAGGGACGTGCTGTTTGTATACATTGTTGATGATCTGCGATACAACATCGTCACGGATCATGGTAACCCGATAGTAGGTCTTACAGAGGTATAAAAATGGCTATTGAAAACAAACGAGTGATTGATCTGGCAAACGAATCAACATCGCTTGCCGGAGACGAATATGTGTTACTTGACTCCAATAACACAGGAACCACCAAATACCGCCTTTCCCGGCTGTCGGACGAAATCGACGAGGGCGTTGGA